CGTGCCAGCAGGTGGCGGGACCGGGTGGTGCCAGGGTCTCGCTCACAGCTCCCACGGCTGCGGCAGCGGCAGCGCGGTCGGCGCTCCCCTTCTTCTCCCGTCCCCGCGCCGCGCGTTGCATATCCAATGCGCCGGTCGCGTGTTGGCGAAGTCCAGCGGGTCGCCGCCTTGGGAGACGGGCACGATCTCGTCCACCACGAACGACATGGGATGCGGCTTGCGCCTTCCCGTGCGCGGGTCGGTGACCATGCCAAGGCTGTAGTCGATGGGCTTGCCGCAGATGTGGCACGGGTCGCCGATGGCGCGCCACCTTGCCCGCAGCTTGTCGCGGGCGCTGCCGTTGCTGCGGCGTGGGTTGTAGGCCATGGGGGGTCTTTCGACGGGGAGGGGGAGGTCTAACAAAAAAGGCCCCACGCTCTCGCGCAGGGCCAATGGTTTCAAGCTACTACATACCATAGATTCGTGGGCCGCGAGCAGCCAATGCCGTGCAGCGGCGTGCGGAGATTCACTCGGCCATGCCGCGGCCCAGCTCCGTCCACATCTGCCCGTTCGCGTCGGCGTAGTCCATCGCCACGCCCACCGAGTGCTTCACGTGGCTCACGCTGTACCCCAGCATCGCCGCCGTCTCCTCCCACGTCCTGAGGGCGAGGTAGTGGTGGTAGATGGCGTCGGCCGGCCAGCCCACGAGCGCGTAGAGTCCGCTGCGGTTGTCGGCCCCGTACAGCACGCGGCACGCCGCGTCGATGGCGGCGTAGTCCTCGTCGGCACGCTCGCGCAGCCGCTCCTCCTGGTCGAGCATGGCGCTCACCGACGCGCCGATGCGGTCGGGGTCGGGCGTGCTCCTCACGCGCGGCTCGAAGCCCCCGCCGCCCAGCGAGAGCGTGCGGGCCTCCATCGCGTCGAGCTGGCGGCGTATGCGCTCGGCATCGCGCGCTGCTTCGCGGGCGCTCTCGAAGAACTCGCGGGCGGTGGCGTGCATCAGGCGTCCTCCAGCTCGGCGCCGCAGTGGCGGCACCATGCGTCCCACGGGTCGATGGGATTGCCGCAGTTGCCGCAGGCGCAGCTGCCCGTGGCGCAGTCCGTCTCCTCGTCGCTCACGATCACGTGCGGGACGGTGGGCGAGTCGCCGCCCACCGCGCACAGCGCTATGGTCACCGCGCCGAACATGCCACCGATTACCAACCCCGCGATGAATGCCATCATGCGTCCTCCTTTGCCAGCCGCAGCTTCCCAGCGTACTCGGCCACGATGGCATCGCGGTCACGCGGCTCGTCCTCGTCGGCATAGCAGCGGTCAGCCATCTCCCTCAGCACGTCCTCGACGGTCGGCTTGTGGTGGGTGAACGCGAACGTGTCGGCGTAGCCGTTGCCGTCCCTGCTGATGAGCACCCACCCGCTGCGACCGTGGCGCAGCTCCACGACCTCGATGGTCTTGCCGTAGCCGTCCAGCCTGTCCCCCACGCGGATGTACTCGCCGTCCGCGTCCTTGGGCAGCTCGACCCATGCGCTCTCGTCCAGTGCAATCGGCACCGACATGACTCCGTTGCCGTAAGCCTCGGCACAGGCCCTCTCGTGCTCCGCGTCGATGCGGTCGGCGATGGCGGTCAGGCGCTCCGCCTGCGGTGCCGCGTAGACGTAGAGGCCGAAGCCCCGCACTTCCTCCCTCAGCTCGTCGGTTATGCTCATTGCTCTACCTCCATTTCGGGCACCACGGCCCACGCCTTCACCTTGTCGAAGTCCACGTATCCGCTTCGGTTGTTCGGGATGTAGAAGCTCCTTCTCCCGCTGTGCTCCCAGACGTGGAACCCGTTCGCCAGGTACATCGCACCGCGCTTGCCGACAAGCAGGTACTTGCCCCTCTCGTCGCTCGGCTGCTCGTCTGCCATCCTGTGCCAGAAGGGCTGCTCGTCGGTGATGTGGCACGTCCCCGACGATTCCGCTTGCGTCGGCCTTGCGTCGGTCGCGCCCAGCGTGGCGGCGATGGCCTGTTCGGGGTCGGTGAACCCTACGACCTTGATAGCCAACTTGGGCACTCCGTTTGCCTTATATCCATAGGCAAGGCACTCACGCCCATCGTCTCGGTTCCAGAACGTGATGCCCTGAGCAACCCAGTAGTCGATGCCACGAGTCTTGAGGGCTTTGTGCAACTCAGGCCGAAGTGAGTTGGGATACCCTGTGACCAGCAGCTCGTCGGTCGCGGTGTGGTTAGAGTAGGTTCGAGTAGGTTCTAGTTCGCTCATGCACCCACCTCCACTCCCAACTCGCGTGCCTTTTTGTCAAGTAGCATTCGAGCACAGTCCCAACCGCTCGGTACGTCACCAAAAACAGACGCGCAATCCAGATTGCATTCGTTGCAATGTGAGAACCCACACAGATACTTTGCTGCCGCCGAATACTTTGCTACCAGCTCCCGCAACGACTCGTTCTCGTTCTCAGTGAGCAGACGGGACATGTGCGCAGCGTCGACCTGCTCCCGCAGCTTGGCGTTCTCGGTCAACGCATGTTTTAGCTCGTCCTCGTAGAGCTGTCGCATCGCATTGGCGCCATCTCGCAGCTTGACGTTCTCTTCCAACGCTTCTTGCAGGTCTGCGACGTTCTTGCAGGCGGGACAATGTTCAAGCTCGTAATGTATGGAGCCGTCCCTGTACCCAGCCTCATAAGCGTAGGCATGCTCCTTGCTCATTCGTCCACCCCCAGCTTCTTCGCCCTGCTGCGAAGGTCGCGGTACTCCTTCGGATGCGTCTGGAACCCTCGGCTCGACTCGCGCACGCATTTCAGCGCGTCCCTGACTAGGTTGCGCAGGTCATCGATGTCGGCTTCCCTGTTGGCTATCATGTCGCAGAGCACGCGCCTGTTCACGCTCACGGTCTCGTAGTACAGCGCATCGCTTCGCTTGGCCCTCTCGGTCGCGGTCATGCGTCACCCCTTCCGTATCGTCTCGGGAACCTGTCGCGGTGGCGCTTCGCCAGCGACTTCAGCCGCTCGCGGTTCGCGCCCAGCATCGCCGCGATCTGCCGCACCGTGTAGCCGCGCGCCCAGAGGGGCGCGGCGGCGTCCATCAGCTCCGCGGCGGTCATGCGTCGGCCCTCCTCGCCCTCGCCCACTTGCGCACGGCCGACGCGCCGCACCCGGCGAGCTCCGCGGCGCGCCTCGGTGTCAGCTCGCCCGAGAGCACGCGGTCTGCCCACTGGTCGCGCTCCTCCTGCGTGAACGACTTGTGGCGCTTCGGGAACCGCGCCCTGTCCTGCCGCATCACGTAGCCGACGTACTCGAGCGCGTAGCCCATGCGGTGCGCCATGACCTTGAGCGACGTGCCGTCTGCCCACATGCGCTCCATCTCGCGCAGCTCCTCCTCCGTCATGCGCACCACCCACCGAGCACGCAGCAGCCGACGGCGGCGAGCCACACGAGCGCGGCGAGGTCGATGGCGGCGATGGCGGCCGTCGGCAGCCTCGTCGCGCCTATCGTCAGGCACAGCAGCGCGGAGAGCAGCGCGCACGCCATGAGGTACCAGAGCATCAGGCATCACCCCTCTGCATAGAATCGTACGCATTATCCAATTTCCGCCAGCGCATGAGTATCTCGTTCTCGCCCTCCAGCGACTGGTGCACGGCATCGATTGCGTCGCACAGCGAGTCGAACGTGGCCGCGTCGAGCTTGACGTACTCGACCGCCGGGCAGGGCATGGTCATGGAGCTGTACTTGTTGTAGCGCCGCACGGCGTTGCGCAGCCCCGTGGTGATGGGCAGCGGATTGTCCATGGTGTGACTCCTTCCAGAATCGCGTCTGCGGCCTTACTAGGCCCCTAGAAGCGCCGCAAACGCGGAATGTGGGTAATTAGTCGTTTTCGGTTGTTGCGTGGCTTCTGTGGCCACCTACGCGCTCACGGGGCAGTTGTCCACGCGCATGAAGTCGAACAGCGTCAGCTGGTTTGCCAAATCCTCCGCGGCCTTGAGGTTCTTCGCCGCTAGGTTCCAGTACGACGGCTTGAGTTCGATGCCGACGAACCTGCGGCCCTTGCTTACCGCCACGTACCCCTCGGAGCCGATGCCAGCGAACGGGGACAGAACCAGATCGTCGGGCTTGCTCCAAAGGTCGATGCCGCGCTCTATCACGTCAAGCTGCAACGGGCAGATGTGGCGCTCGTCCTCGTTCTCGCGCGCGCTGCGGTACTGCAGGGTGCGCGAGGGGTTCACGTCCATCCAGACGGGCGACGCGTAGCGCTGCCACATGGCGATGGGGAACTGCTCGTTTGTGTGGCTCACGGGTTCGGGGTTGTCCCCTGGCTTGCGCATGGTCACGAGGTAGTCTGGGATGCCCTGGCGGCTCATGCACGAGTCCTTGTTCTTCTGCTTGTTGAGCAGCCCGAGAGCCTTGGTGCGCTGCATGGCCGTCACGGGGTCTTTCCAGATGCAGACCTCGCTATGGAAGATGAAGCCCGCGCGCTCGAACGCGCGGATGAGGTCGCCGCGGAAGTCGCGGATGCCGATGAACCCGTCGCGCTCCTTCGTGGTCGGCAGGTTCATGCAGTGGAACGACACGAGCCGCCCCGGCATGGTCACGCGGTAAAGCTCGGGCAGCAGGTAGCCGAAGTGCTCGGCAAACTCGTCATCGGTCTTGCAGTTGCCCATGTCGCGGTCGCTGTTGGTGTAGGTGTACAGGGACGCGAACGGCGGCGAGAAGATGGTGTACCCGACGCTCTCCGTCTCGATTTCCCTCACGCGCTCCACGCAGTCGCCCAGCTTGAGCGACCACTTGTCCCCGCGCGCCTCGTCCGTCACGTACGGCATGGAATCACGCTCCGTCATGCTCGCGTCCGTCCTGATTCGGGCGCTCCTCTTAGTCATCTGCTCCTGCATCTCGTCGGACGCGTCGCGCTTGGATACCACGTTGCTCACGATCGCCGTCTCTTGGTCGCTCACCACCACGTCGACCTCCACGGGCAGCGTCTGGCCGTAGCGCCAGCAGCGCCGCACCGCCTGATAGAACTGCTCGTAGCTGTGCGAAAGCCCGCAGAACGCCATGTGATTGCAGTTCTGCCAGTTCATGCCGAACCCGGCGATGGACGGCTTGGTCACGAGCACGCGCACGGTGCCGTCGGCGAACCCGAGCATGGCCCTCTCGCGGTACTCGTCGGAGTCTGAGCCGCGCACCTCCCACGCGTCGGGGATGGACTTGGCCAGATAGTCGCTCTCGGCGTTGAGGTCGCACCAGATTAGCCATTGCGCGTCGTCCGAGTTGACGCGCTGCGCTATGCGGTCGCCCTTCAGCTCGACCGTCGTGCGCCTTGCGCGCTGCTGGTCTGACAGCGTTATCGCCTCCACGGCGAAGAGCCGCGAATCGTCCACGGGGCTGTCCGACTCCACCACGACCGTGTTGACGTTCAGGGGCGGCAGCTCGAATCCGCCAGCGTCATACCCGAGGTCTGAGGGCGACGTGACCGTTACGGCCCACTGGCTCACCCAGTCCCAGAACCTGTCGACCGCATGGCCCTTGAGCCGCCACTTCGACGTGTTGCCGCCGTCGTGCATGAAGAACGTGGCAAGCATCTCCGTGCGGCTCATGGCAGAGACGAACTCCGCATGGTTGCCAAGCTCCATGTAGTCGTTGGGCGCGGGGGTCGCCGTGCACGCCAGCTTGAACGGCGTGGCCTTGAACATGTCGATGATCTGGTTGCGCACCTTGCCGCTGTAACTCTTGAGGATGCTGCTCTCGTCCAGCACCACGCCGTCCACGTCGATGCCCTCGAACTTGTGGAGCTTCTCGTAGTTGGTGATGTTGATGCCGGGCGCCATGTCCGCGAACTCGCGGCACTGGTTGACATCGATGCCAAACTTGCGGCCCTCGCGCACCGTCTGCGCGGAGACGGCCAGCGGCGCAACCACGAGCACCATGCCGCCGTCCGTGTGCTCCGACACCTGGCGCGCCCATTCGAGCTGCATGGCCGTCTTGCCCATGCCGCAGTCGGCGAAGATGCACGCCTTTCCCTTGCGGCATGCCCACCTCACGATGTCCGTCTGGAACGGGTACAGCAGCTGGTTCACGTCGGACGGCTCGAAGCCGCACGACTCGACCACGGACGCCTTGCCGTCCAGAAACTCGTCGTAGTCTCTCATTCGTTTCACCTACTCCGCGCACTCGCAGTCCTCGCCGCAGCCCAGCAGCCGCGCGAGGTCGTCCATCCAGCCGAAGCCGTCGCACTCGAACGGCCCCTCGAACCGCTCCCACTGCATGCGGCACGCCGCCGCGTGGGGGCAGCCGTCCATCCAGTCGGCGGGGCTCGGGTCGGGCTGCTCCAGCGGCTCCGTGGCCGCCGTGATCGCAACCGGGTAAAGTGCCATCGTTCTCTCCAATCTCTGTCGGTTGGGGCGCGGATTCCGTAAAGCCCCCTGACGGGCTGGCCCGTCCCCGCCACCGCAGGGCGGGACGGCCCCGAACGGGGGCTAGGCCCCTCCCGCAGGGGAGGGTTGCGACAGCTAACCTTTATTAGCTATCGCAACCCCTGCGCACCCCCTTTTACCTGCGGTTTTTCCAAAAGGGTTGCGTTTTAGCTATCGCAACCCCTCTGACCTGCGGTTAAACGTTTTCTGCGGCCCAGCTGTCGTCGGTGCAGTAGACCACCCACTCGGGGCCGTCGTGACGCACCCTCCACTTGGTGCTGGCGTTCTTGCGCGTCCATCTGAGCACGTTGTCCCTCGTCACCTCGCAGCCGTCCATGGTCATGCGGTCGGCCACGTTCTGGCGCGTGGGCGCGACGCCATCGAGAGCGCACTGGTTCACCGCGCGGCCTATCGACTCGTCGATGTGGCCCCACCTGCGGTCGTTGCGCCTCCGGTTGGACTCGCCGCCCTTCCGGCGCGCAGCCTCGACGCTGCCGTCCTCCGGCGCATCGTCCATGTAGTCCCCCTCTATCTGCCGCAGCAGCGGGAAGTCGAACACGACGTTGCGCGTGCCGGGGTCGGCGAACTCTCGCAGCACGAAGCTCATGCGCATGGGCACGGCGCGCTCGCCGTAGCGGGCCTGCAGCATGCCCTTCTGCTCGTCATCGGGGACTGTGGGCGTGAGGTCGACCATGGCGTCCACGAACCTGCCGAACACGCCCGAGCCGCTGCCGCGGTCTATCACGTTTCGCCCTCCGGCGCTACCCTTGGCGTGGTGGTGCGCGAACGCGATCGCGGAGCCGCCGGCGGCTATTCCGCCGAGGTGCTGCATCATCTCGCGCATGTCCCCCGCGCTGTTCTCGTCGCCAGTCTCTATCGAATAAATCGAGTCGATTATCACGAGCGCTGGCGGGTGCTCCCCGTAGGCGTCGTTGATGGTGTTGGCTATGCTCTCGGCGTTCACGACCTTGCCGCGCAGCGGCATCGCCAGTATGTTGCCGCCCGAGTCTGCCAGCCCCATCTTCGCGCGCACGCGGTCAAGTCGGTTGTAGAGCGAACTCGGGTCAAGCTCCGTGTCGACGTAGCAGACGCTGCCCTGATGGCACGGGAACCCCATCCAGTCGCGTCCGCTTGCCACCGCGTATGCGAGCTGCGCCATCGACCAGCTCTTGCCGGCCTTTGGCGGCCCCGTGAGCATCATCAGGTGGCCGCGTCTCAGGACGCCGTCGATGATTGGCTCGGCTAGGTCGGGCACGTGCACGCCCGTCATGCTGTCTACGTTGACCAGCAGGGACTCGCTTCGCCATTGCGACGCGCTAAAGCCCATAGGCCCACACGAGCCGCTGCATCCTGCCCTTGTTGGCCCTCATGGCACCGGGGAACCGCGTCAGGCGCGTAGGGTTGGCGCACTTGCGGTCGACGGGCAGGCCGTTCCTCTCGCACAGGTCGTAGACGAACTGCGCATCGATCGCGTAGTCCTGACGGCTTCTGGAGTCCACGCGGATTACGCAGTGGTAGCTCTTGTTGCCGCTGTCGACTATCGCGCGCAGAAGGCCGTCGCGGTGGCCGCCCTTGTCCCAGAATATGTCGAGCATCTTCTGGAGCTGGTCTTCCATTGGCAGTGTGTCGCACTCGACTAGCAGGTTGCGGTACGCCGCCACGCTGGTCTTGTCCCGCCTGTAGCGGTCGGGCAGCAGCGGGTTGACGCAGCACCACATGCCAGCGTCCTCGACGCTGGGCAGGTACTTGTCAAGCGCCTCGTACCCAGCCATGCCCAGCAGCGTGCCAGCGTACTCGTAACCATCGTCCCACGGCGCGGCTAGGTTGCGCGTCAGGCAGATCGTGTCAGTCCACGGCATCTGCGACTCGTCCATGCCATCGAAGCACGCGCGGACGTATGCCTTCGCCTGTTCGTTCGGCGACATTCCGGACAGGTCGGGCAGCACGCCCACGTCGACGTGCCTGTCGATGACTGGTATGTTGGTCGGCAGAATCGCCGTAGGCTCAGGCTCCCCGTGATACGAGCCGTCGCCAACCTCGTAGGTGCAGACGCTGCGGATGATGGTGCGCAGCTCCGTCTCCCCGATGGGCGGCTCGAAGTGCGCCGCGTTGGCCTCGAGCGCCGCAGCCTCTACCTGCTCGTCGCTCGCGCCCTTGCCGCGTATGCTGCTCAGGTAGCGGTGCATCTCGTCGTTGCGGCTGCCCTCGACCACCCTCACGGGCAGCTCGTAGCCGCTCTGCACGTTGTCCCACTCTATGCGTGGCATCGTGTCTCACCTCCTTCCGTAGGTCGCTCGGTCAGGGAACGGGCGGGGACGATTGCCCCCGCCCGGTGGTTGCTAGAATGGCGCTGGCTCGTTCCTCGCCGCCTCGAGTTGCGCGGAGAACGTCTGGCCGAACGTCGCGGGAACGCTTGCGACGTACGTCTGCGGCACCTGCTCGGGTTCCTCCGTGACGGGCTTGGAGAAGTTGCCGGAGCGAATGTCGGCGACGGTCTTGTAGGCATCGACGACCATCTTCTTGGTCTGTCGGCCCTGCCACTCGCCGTACTCCAGCTTGAGGGTCAGGCCGACGAGGCGGTTGACGAACGCCTGGAACTGGTCGTTGTCGATGGCGGCGAACGGGTCGAAGCCGGGGTTGCTCTTGGCGATGGCCTCCAGCTTCTGCTTGGCGAAGCGCAGGGCGCTCGGCGAGAAGCTGATGTAGTCGCTGTGCTTGGAGTCGTACCAGCCGTTGTTGGCGCAGACCCCTGCGTACGGCCCCTCGGCCACGTCCCACGTCAGCTTGAGACGCGGCTGGCCGTTGGTGCTGGTTCCCCACTCGGCTGCGGTGATCACGCACACGTAGCCGTCGTTTGGGATGGTGAAGACGCCCCCGCCACTCGCGGCTTGGGTGTTGCTCCAGTCGAACTTGGGCATGTTGGCCCCTTTCTACTCGTCTGTCTTTGGCTGCCCGTCCGTGAGCGGCGCGAGCTGCCAGTAATCGCGGATGATGGAGTCGACGGCGCGCAGGTCGTTGTCAATCTGCGGCTGGTCGAACATCCCTATCGGTGACTTGCACGTGTTGCTGCCGTCGCTGTTGGTCACGAAGTAATGGCGCTTCGCGTCGCCGTCCACCATGAGCACGACGCTGAAAAGCCCCTCCAGCGTGTAGTGGTTGTCGATGAGCTTACCCAGCGTCTTGGCCTTGATTCGGCCATCGTCGCCCATCTCCGTGTGCTGGAGGAAGTAGACCACCACGTCGGGCGGCACCATCTGGGACACGAAGCGCACAAGCCCGACGAAGTTGAAGCCGATGCTGTTGAACTTGTCGAAGCCCGTCTTCTTCGAGTCCATCTCCTCGAAGCCCATGAGGTACTGCGCATCGTCAATGACGTAGGCGCGCCTCGTGGCGCGTGCCAGCGCGTCCTTGATGGTCTGGTAGTCGCTGGTCTGGAACGTCGGCAGCTTTCCGCGAAACGGCAGCGGCTTTCCTGCCACGTTGATTACGCCCACCTCGTCGGGGGCGAAGTTGCGCATGCTTGCGCTCTTGCCGGAGCCTGACGGCCCCATGATAAGGACTGGTACTCCCATCCTCTTTCCTCCTAGAACTCGTACCACTTCTCCGGGTACACCCCCGCCTCGCGGTAGCGCCCGTGCACGTGGTTGGCCCTGACAACCTCCATCCAGCCGCCCATCCACTCGTGGCGCACGGCCATGCGGTCGATGGGTATGCCGTACTCGAGCAGCCACACGCCGTCGCGGTCGGTCGGACTGCGGCGCGGGTGGTGGAACGTCGCCAGCCCCGTCCACGCGATGCCATAGTCGGCCTCGTGCGCCGCCGCTAGATGCGCGGTGTCGCAGAACAGCCGCTCGACTGGCTCGGGGAACTCGACCCACCACACGCGCAGGTCGTTCACGCGCTTGCGCAGCCGCTCCGCGTCCTGCGCGTTCGGCATGAAGCTAAACGTCTCCATCGTCGCCGCCCAGCAGCCTGACGAGCGTGCGCAGGTCCATGAGCACGTACTGGTCGCCCATGCTGCCAGCGCCGCGGCCCTTGCGGTGGAACACGACCGCGCCCATGTCGGTGTCGGCGTTGCCGCACTCGTCGGCAAGCTCGCCCATCCACGCGGCCAGCTCGACGCGGTTGCGGTTCTTGACCTCGAGCACGAATGGGCGGCCCTGCCAGTACAGCCCGGCCACGTCCCCGCGGTCGTTCGCGCCGCCCATCACGCGGCGCTCGATGGCGTTGGTCTGGAACGCGCGGTTGAGGTACTCGACCGTCCGCGCCTCCATCCACGGCCCCTTCTTCATTCGGCATCGCCGCCTATCGTTTCCCTCGCGTCTGCAAGCCCGTCAAGGAACGCCGTCACTCTGCTCGACGCCACGGTCTGCTCTTGCTCGAGGTATGCATTGATGGCATCGGCATCAATCACGCCGCCGAGCCTTTGTATGAGGTCTGCGACTCTGCCAAAGTCCGTATCGGAGTCAACGACCTCGACGCGTGCCGAATCAAAGCGCTGCTTCTGGCCGCGCGCTTTGAGCATCGTTTTCGGGTTCTTGCCGTCCTTCTGCAGCACGAACGCGATTTCTTCGACCCTGTATGGCTTGCCTTTGCTGATGGCGTGGCTGTCGATTGCATACACTAGGTCGCCCAGATGGATTCTCTTGCCGTTCGCATCCAGCGCGTATACTTCGCACACTTGCGATTCGCTCATTGCGCTCCCCCTTCCAGCAGCCCCGCGATCGTGGCGGGCAGGGCGTTGCCCAGGGCCGCGGCCACCTTCTCCGGCTTCACCCGCAGCGTGCCGTTCGGGCGTATCGTGTCGGGCGTGGCTGGGTGCTCACGCTCCACGACCGCCATGCCGTCCAGCAGCTCGCCCGTCTCCTGCGCGTACTGGATGGCCAGCTCGGGCAGGTGCTCCTCCAGCCATCCCGAGCAGTACTCTAGGAAACCGTCGTTCTCGTCGGCACGCAGCGCGGCGTGGTCGGTCACGGTCACGATGCGCTCGGTGCGTGCCTTCTGGCCCTTGACCTTGCTGAAGCCGTACGTGCCGACTTTCTGGCCGTTGACGCGAACCTCGAAGCCCGTGGCGCCCGTCTGCTCGTAGAGGTCGAGGTAGTGCGCGTTGACCTCGCCGCGCAGGTTGTCGGGGTCGTTGGTGGCAACGTCAGCGCCGATGGCCTTGTAGACGGCCTGCTCGATGGCCAGCCGCTCGATTTTGTCCTGCATGCTATTCATCAGCGCCACCGTCCACGAACTCGGCAATAGGTGCCATGAGATTGTTGCCGCCGTTGCTCGCCATTGCGTAGATGAACGGCTTGCCGTCCTTGATGTCGGCGAACATGCTCACGTGCTCGATGTTGTTCTCTGCCGCGAATCTCAGCAGCTTGGTCACGCGCTTGCGCAGCTTCCTGCGCAGCTTCTTCTCCTTCACTTTCCCTCTCCAATCTCCTTGCGCAGCCACCAGTCGCAAGCCGTGGCCCACGGCTGCATGTGGCAGTGCCTCTCCACGTAGTGCTGGTCGTGCACGCTGTGATGCTCCCCACACCAGAATCGGCACCTGAGGAACACCTGCTCGGGACTCGTCCGCTCCAGGTACGCGCACTCGCCGCACGTCCTAGCAGCCATGCGCTTCCGCCCACGACTGCTGGTAGACCATCTGGTCGTGGTAGTCCATCGTGCCCGCCACGGCGAACACGGCGAGCAATGCGATCAAAAACAGCGCCGCGAGGGCCGTCTGCACGCGCTCGTCGCGCTCCATGCGCTCGCGCCGCGCCCGGCGCTCCGCGCGCAGGGCCTGTGATGTGGTCATGTGGTTCTCCTTTGCCAGTCCGAAAGTCGGCCCTCCGCGACGCTCGCAGGGGGCGCGGGGAGTATGAGCATCACGCATGCAGTGCCGTGGGGCTGGAACCGAGAAGGGGTTGGTTCCGCGCTCTCCCTTGTCGGGGCTGCGACGTAGCAGCGCCTAGGCCGAAAGGATGTAGCCGACGAGCGCCGCGGAAGACCGACTCTGGACTATGTTGTGATGGGTTGTGATGAGTTGTGATGGTTGGTTACTCGGTGCATGCGGCGAGCCAGCGCCGCGCCTCCGACTCGGATATGCGCCAGCACTTCCGCATGCCGTTGGGCCGCGTGGCGTGCAGCTCGCCGCTGCGTATGGCGGCATAGATTGACTCGCGCGAGATGCCCGTCAGCTCCGCGAGTTCCTTGACCCTGTAGTAGCGCTCGATTCCAGACGGGCCGCGCGCGCTATAATGGTGGATGGCCAACGTCGACTCCAATCTCAGTGGCCCTTGCCCCTTGCATGCGCCCACATGCGAGGGGCCTTGTGGTTAGGTGGCTACGCGGATTCCATGCCGTCGTAATAGCTCTTTAGGCCGTCGACTCCGCGCGCTGGCACCCAATCGCTGATGAACTCGATGAGCTTCCGGTAGTTCTTGCGCGGGGTGAATCGCCAGTTGCTTGCCTCTATGCCCTCGTGCTTCGCGTCGTTGTGAAGACGTCCGCAGAACTTGCCGTAGTAGTGCTTGTAGTCGTGCTCGCATCCATCCGCAGCTCCGCCGCGCTTGTCGAACTTGATGCCAAGCAGCTCGGCCACCCTAGTGCGCACGGCAATACGGACGTTGTTCACCATGTAGGGCTTGAGCGCCTCGTCCTCCTCCAACACCTTGATGCGGTCGCCGTAGTCGCTGCTGATGTTGTCAACCTTCGCCTTGACCTCGTTGAGGTCGGCCTTGACGGTGCCAAGCTCCGTGCTGTAGACGCTCAGCTGGGTGGCCACGCTGCCGAGATACTTCGCCATGCTGGCGAGATTGCCACCGAGGTCACTATCGGGAAATGCGATTGCCGTGTTCTCACTCACTGGTCTGCTCCTTGATCATCTGCGCGAGGTTCTGCGCGAACGCCGCGAGGTTGTTGATTGCCTTGACGAATTCGGCCCTGGTCACTTCGTCCACGCGATAGAACTGGTCGAACGCCCACGCCTTGCCGCCGTACTGGCGCAGGTAGTTGTTAGTGGCCGCGGTGAGGGCCGCAATGTCCCACTCGGCGCTGTCGTTGCGCTGCTTCTCGCCGATGAGCACCTTTGCCTTGTCCAGCTCCTTGCGCATGTCCTCGTTGCGCCTGCGGAGCTTCTGCACGTCGCTGAGGTAAAGGTCGCGCTCGTGCTCTAGGTCGCGTATGCGCTTCTTTGCCGCGTCCGATTCGACCACGCGCTCAATGAACTGCGGCTGTTGCGCCGCGTTCGCCCTGTCGTACAGCTCGTCGTTCTGCTTCTCGAGCACGGAGACTTCCTCGCGTGCCTCATCGCGCTCGGCCTTGAGCTTGTCGGCCACCTTGCGAGCCATGTCGCGCTCTTGGATGGCCTTGAGCACCTGAGAGCGCGAGGGTATCGTGCCGTCCTGCTCTGCCTTGTCGAGCACGGCCTGTACCACGTCGGGGTTGGCGGCGAGCTTTTCTAGGTCATACGCTTGAGACTTAGCAATGCCAGCTTCTTGTATCGCGTCTGCCTTTAGAGTTTCCGACGTATCGGAAAATCTATTGCCGTGTCCAGTTGGCAGCTCTCGCAAGATTTCTCCGATGCGCTGGTCGGCGTAGATGCCAACCTTGGCGAAGGTCTGCGCCGTCTCGGTGGCTTCGCTTTTGATTGCGGCCACATCATCGATGCCGTTGGTTGCGGCGATGGTCTTGTGGATGGCTTGCGCCTGTGCTCTCGCGTACGCCGCGTATGAGCGAATCTGGGCGATGTTGTCGCCGCCGAGAACGCTGTCGTTCTCCTTTGCCAGCTCGAACGTCTGGTAATGCTCGGCGCTGAGTGCGCCGTCGCTGGGCTGGAATGCCTGTATACTGTTGTCGGTCATGCGGATACCTCCAATCTTGACCGTCTAGCCCTCGCTGGTTGCGTCAGCGGGGGCATTTGATTAGGCGCGAGTTTTCGTTACGAATACCCGCGCGGCATGACTAGTCCATGCCAATGAGATAGTTGGCGCTTGCGTTGTACAGGTGCGCCATGTCCCTGATGTTGTTGGCGTTGGGTGCCGTCTCCCCGCGCTCCCAGTTGAACAGCGTGGAGATTGACACGCCTAGCTCGACGGCTGCGCGCTCCGCCTTGATTCCAGCTGCCTCGCGCGCCTTGCGGTAGTTCTGCTCTTTCATTAATCCTCCTAACGAGTTGTTAGCGCCGCGCTTTATCGCGGCATAGGTGGGCAGATACCCGTCCGTTTCCATTCGATACGGGAACACGGACAAATCGCTTGCAGTTTTCAAAGTTCGCGGGGCTTTTCGTGCCCCACACCTAATAGTATTCATATTGAAAACTTTTGCAACCGTATTTTGGGAATAATTTTAGCTGCATTGATTTTTAACAAAGGAGGTTAGCCATGAGTCTCGGACGGCGCATAGCATCGATGCGAGGGTTCCGCACCATGACGCAGGAACAGCTGGGCGCGATGGTCGGCGTGTCAAAGCCCACGGTATCCAACTGGGAGAACGACCGCCGCACGCCCGATGCCGACAACCTGCGCGCGCTCTGCAAGGTGTTGGGCTGCACGGCTGACTACCTTCTGGAACTCACCGACGATATGAACGGCCGCTAGCCATGCCTAGACGGAAATCGAAGCGCTCCGCATGGGGCGCGCTCACTCAGGTGGACGATTCCACGTGGCGCATACGCTATTGGGCTGCTGGCCCAGATGGCTATAAGAGACGGTCATGCACGGTTCGCGGTACGCGACTTCAAGCCGAGCAGAAGCGTGCGGAGCTGATGCTGGCCCATTCCGAGGACGCGCCCTGCCCGACGGTCGCGGAGGTCTGGGACTCCTACGCGCTGCCAGACCTCGAGCGCCGCGTGGGCGACGGCGACCTCGCGCCCGACACGCTCGTGCAGTACCGCCGCTGGTGGGCGAAGCACGTCACGCCGACGTGGGGGGCCACGCCCTGCGACATGGTGAAGCCGCTCGCCGTCCAGCAGTGGCTCTACACGCTCACGCGCTCTCAGGCGGCGAACGCCACGCTCGTGCTCTCAAAGGCCATGGACTACGCCGTGCGCTACGGCTGGGCGGTCACGAACCCGATGCGCGAGCGCTACGTCATGCCCGGTCGCTCGACGGTCAACCAGCGCGACAGGGGGACGTGGACTCTCGCGGAGCTTCGGGACGTATGGCAAAGGCTGCGGGGGTCATGGATGGAGCCAGCATTCCTGCTGTCGGCGTTCGGCTCCGCTCGTGTCGGCGAGTCGCTGGGCGTGCTCGCTGGCGAGGTCGAGCGCCACGATCTGGGCGGCGTTCCCGTGGCCCTCGTGCCCATCCAGCGTCAGGTGGCCCACCACGGCGCGCGGATGGCGGAGCGCACGAAGACCGCCGAGAGCGCGCGTTGGCTCGTGCTGGTCGGCAGCGCGGCCACGCGCCTGTGCGACATAGCGGAGTCCATGCCGCCCGACTGGCCGCTCACCAACGACGGCATGGGCAACGTCGTGAGCCAGGGGCGCTTCACCGACTGCTGGCGGCGCGAGGGCATGGAGCACCCGTACCGCAACCTGCGCAACAGCTGGCAGACGTGGGTGCGCTGGGAGCTGGGCTTGGAGACGCGATACATCGAGGTCCTGATGGGCCACAAGCTGAAGGGAACGACGGGCCAGCACTACGACCGCCCGCACGCCGAGCAGCTCGCCGCCGTGGTCGCAGCGGCCTATCGAGCGCGCCCGTACGACAATGGATGGTGGGAGTGAAAGGCCGATTTGGGACGCGCGGACTTTATGCACATGCATCTACCTGCGGTTTTGTGGATTCCAGCTTATAGGCCCACTTCGTGCATTATGTCTGTCGTGTCCTGCGGTGTGCCGTCTAGCAGGGATTATGCAGGACGGTGTAGGCCCGTGTGGGGCCGTTCCGTCCCAATTGGGACGCGCCTGGGACGCAGAAAAGGCCCCCGCCCCGAAGGGCGAGGGCCGTCTGCTCACTTCTGTCGTTTCGTCCGTCTGGGCCTGAACGCGTCCGCGCGGTAGCCGCACTGGGCGCAGTACACCTCGTACCACGTGCCGCCCCGCACGGTGCGGTCGCTGCCCACGATGGGCCGCGTGGTGCCGCCGCACTTGGGGCATCTGCCTCCCGTCATGCGCCGATCACCAGCACGACCAGTGCGGCGGCTGCGAACACGCATGCGACCATGATGCCGAGGGCGAGCACGCACAGCCAGTCGCGCACGCGCTCGCGGCGCACCTCCTCGGGCGTGTGCCCGTAGCGGTCATAGCTCATGCGCTCACCACCTCGCACAGGCTCATGGGGCCGATGGCGACGTAGCGGCGCTGGCCGCTGGTAAGCCCGATGTAGCTGCCCCAGACGTAGCCAGCGTTGAACGTGATGCGGTCAAAGACCACCTTCTGCCCGCGCTGGTATCGGCCCTTGATGGCTCCCGTCTTGGTGGACGGCTGCGTGCGGATGGCAACGCTGTCGGTCTTGACGGTGTGAACCATGTCGCACTTGATAAGCTCGAAGTCCTGCACGACGGTCGCGGTCGCTGGCAGCTCCTTGAGCGGCCACCCGCCGCCGACGAAGCCAGCGGACAGCGGCAGCTTGCGCTCGGCCACTCCGCGCGAGGGCGTGCTGTCGATGATGTACGGGACGGTGCCAGCCTTGCTCACGATGCCGACGTGTGTGGTGTTCGTCCGCTTCGTGCCGAAGAAGACCAAATCGCCGGGCTTGAGCTTGCTCGGGTCGGTAGTCCAGTGGCCGTTGCGGTAGACCCAGTCGGATTGCGAGCCATTGCCATTTTGGTGTCCCTGCCACCTCGGGATGGTCAGCCCCGCCGCCTTGAACGCGCATGTGCTGAGGTAGCTGCAGTTGTACGCGCTGCCCTCCTTGCCGCCGCTGGGCGTGTAAGAGTAGCTGCAACCTAGCTGCTTGCGGCAGTAGGCCACAATCTTGCTTCGTGTGCTCATGTGTGGAGTCCTTAGTCGTCGTACCAGCAATCAATCGTCACGTCTGCATCGGGCATCGTAAACTCATAGATGCCGCAATAGTACGAATTGACGTACTCTTTCCTAAGCAGCGTTGTCGTGATTTCTGAGCTGGTGTCCGTGCGGATTATGGTCGGTGACCAATGGTTTCTAAAGACGACAGTTACGGTGTCATCGGCCATTGCGTTTGATGCGTACACGCCAGCCGAATACGTACCATCCGTAGAGACGGAGACGCAGTTACCACTCAGCGAACTGCCGACAAGAGTGAGTGTGTGCTGACCAGCTGGAACGACGGAAAGGGTGCCGTCAGAGTCAACGCTAAGGCCGTCACCAACCTTAACAACGCCGCGCGATATCGTGGATGCGCTTTGCATAAGTGGTAGCGGGTTGTTGGTTGCGACGAATAACCACGCGCCGCTGTCATATTCAGTTGTAGGTTGGCGATACATGAATGTCAGTAGGTCGGATGCATCCCACGGAAATGTGTTTGGGCGTCTCTTACGGTATGAAATAGGGACATTCCCCGTATTGTTGACGTTAAGCGTGAGATAACCGGTGCTCTGCATCTCATATTCGTTACTATGACTGAAGAGAACGCAAATTATCACGCCGTCTGTGAGGGAAAAGCTGCTATCGCATGTCACGACCTTCGCGGCAGTTGCAGCAGCGGTCGCGCACGTGCCGTAGAACACGCCCACGCCAGACGCGCTCGCCGTCCCCACGGTCTGCACGCCGCTCGCAAGGTGGAACGTCTTGCCCTCGGCCACGTCCGCAGCCGTCGCGGTGTCCCCCGTGAGGTCTAGCAGCGTCTCGCTGCCGAGAATGACCTTGTTGACCGCCATGCTACGCCGCCGCGATGGTGACGGTCACGCCGCCCTGCGCGTTGTCCGTGCGCGTGACGGGGATTGCAGCGACGTTGACCTGCGCCATGCCGTCGTAGCCCTCGGCGGGGAGGATGGTCTGTGCGGTGGTCTTGGGCGTGACGCTCTTCGCCGGCTCGATGTCCATGTCCTCGGTGCCGCTCATGCTGCCCTCTACGCCGAGGATGGTCACGCCTTGCCTGATGTTGGTGGCGATAATCTTTGCCTGCTCGGTGGAGCTGATGCCCACCTTGCCGGAGCCGTCGTGGTAGCCCTGCGCGATGGTGTACTGCTGCGCCTTGGTGCTGATGGTGCCGGTGACCGCGCCACGGTTCGGCATGGAGCCCGTGACCTTGTTGCCGTTGACGTAGGCGGTCTTGGTGGCGAGAATCTCGGCCGCCGTCGCGGTCGCGTCGCTGGTGTCCGCGTCGAAGGTGCTGGTGCCCGTGATGGGAGCGCCCGACTTGTCGTGCGCGGTCACGTCCTTCGCCAGCTTGTCGGCGGTGATGGTGTCGGCGGTCAGGTCGATGAGGGTTTCGCCGCCGTACACGACCTTGTTGACGTAGGTGTTAGCCATTTGCGAGCCTCCTTAGCTCAGGATGGAGACGGTTAGGCCTCCGCTTTCGTTTCCCGTCTCGAAGTACGGAACCTTGTGCACGGTCACGTCCTCGCGCATCAACTTGCTCATGGTGCCTAGCGTCTGCTCCCGCGCGCTTGGCGTGACCTCGTACGGGCCGTCGTATTCGTCCGCGTCGCTCGTTACCACCTTCACGTACTCGTCGCTGCCCCAGACGAGGGCATCGTCTGCCACGTCGAGCGTGAGCGTGGTTTGGTTTTCCTCCAACTCGAAGTCGATGCAGCAGCAGCACTCAGCCGCCATAGGCCAGCACCTCCTTGATGTGGTTGTCACCCACCTCGATGCGCTTCTCGGCGGTGGCGAGCCTTCGCCCGTCGGGGGTCACAAAGTTGAGCTGCACGGCGGCCTCTCCATGGCGAATCCTGCCCGTCTGCACCTGCGTGAAGTCGGCGAGCACGACAGTGGCGTTGGATTCGCTGTCGTAGGTCACGCTGGTAACATCGCCCTCGATGGGGTCACGGCCGCCCTGCTTGATGGCCGCGTGCACGTCGGTGCCCGTGAGGTCTGCGCCGCGCACGGTGAGCCGCAATGTCGGCGTAGTCCACTGAATCATGGCTTACTCCTTCGCCTCGTCCATTTCCTGCTTGGCCTTGCTCACGTACTTGATGATCGGGGCGCTTGCCAGCTCGGGGTTGCCGTCAAGGGCGTTTTCGCACACTGATGCGCACTCCATGACGAAGATGAAAGCGCACGTTGCCGCGCTGACGGGCTGCATGCTCATGCCCATGCCAGCTCCAAGCGCAATGTCAATGAGCGCCGCGCTGAGGATAATTGCCACCTCCCACGACTTGTGCACAAGCCCCTCACGCATGACGGATGAGCGCACGTTGTGCGGTATCACGCCTTTGATCACAAAGCCCGTGAGCAGGTCAAAGCAGATGGCGGCAAAAGCAAGAATGAACCAGGTGGGGTTGAGCGCCATTAGCGCGATGATTAGGTTGTCCGGAAATGTAGGCATTGGTACTGCTCTCCTTAGCATTTAGCATTTGACCCAAAGCACGCGCACGTTGATGTTCGGCTTGCGCGCCACGGTGCCGGTGTTCTTTGCCACGTACTCAACGGATGTGAGCCCATCGGTCGCGCCAGCCAATCGGCAGCGCGCAAGCACAATGTCCGCATAGTTGCTCGCCCAGCCAACGATGCCAAGCGGATACCAGCCGCTTCTCGATTCGCTCGCCGTGAGCGTGTTGGTGGAGCCGCCAGCCGCGATCGAAACGTCACCCTCAAGGAGCTGCACGGTGCTCACCACAAAGGCGCTCTTCACGTTGCCCGTGAGGGTGCCAACGACGTTTAGCGCACAGTCAGCCGTGAGCTCGTCGGCCATAATCTCTAGGTAGGTCTTTTCCGTGCTCTTGCCAGTGTTCGTGGTTGTGAAGCGCAAGAGGCCACCGGTGCCGTAGAGGTTGGGCGGCTGGTGCGTCATTTCGCTCGACCAGATTTTGTTGGAGCCCTCGCCCACGAATGCCGCGGCAAAGCCTAGCATGCCGCCTAGGAAGTTGGCGAAGTCCGCGCCAATCTTCGCAGAGTAGCCGTCAGTCTTGTTCTCGTTGAAAATCTCTAGGCCCGTATCATCCAACTTGACGTAGTTGCCGCTCGCCACGCTGCCAAGCTGGATGATTTCGCCAATGATGGCGCGGATGTGGTCTGTCGTGTTGCCCAGACCGTCCCAGACCGTTAAGGCGCGTGCTCCGTTCTCGGTGGTCAGGGTCAAAAGGTTGTTGAGGCCGTCGCGGAAGAGCTGACCGATGGAGTTGATGAGCACGTTCGCGCCCGTGTGCGACTCGTCCCACTCGTCCTGCGTCGCCTCGGTCACGTGGATGCCCGACGTGTCGGCGAAGAAGTGCTGGTTGACGGCATCGGCGACCTTCTGCGCAGCCGATGCCACGCCCTGAGCGCGCGTGACGGCGTTGCGAACCGCGCTGCCGCTCGGCGCGGGGTCGGAGACGTTGGAGCGGATGCCCATCGCCGAGCCGTCCCATTCGAGCGTCACGGTGTCGCCCACACTCACGCCAGCGGCCGCGCTCGTGGCTGGCGCCTCGCCGCCATCGCCCGTGGTCACCCACGTGGTGCCGTCGGGGTCGACGCGCGTCACGGTGGCGGTCGTGGTCGCGCGGGACGGGACGATGCGCCCCACGATCTCCCCGGCGAAGTCCCATACCGCGCTCGGGTCTATGGTTGCCATGTGCTTACCTCCTTGACTGCCCTCTCGGTCACGGTGATGCCAGCGCCACATTGCAGCGACTGGCGCTCGATGCGCAGGTCGCCGTCCAGACGGACGGAGGCCAGGGACGCGCGCACGACGTCCAGCGGGTACACCTCTGGCCACCACTTGCGCCTGTACGTGCGCTCCATGCGCACGACGGACAGCTCGGAGAGCCGCCGCCGCGCGTAAGCGTCCAGCGTCTCGCCGCCCACGCGGGTCGGGTTGCGCTCCGACTCGTCAATCCAGTAGCCCACCTGCTGGCGGCTGGTCGGGCTTGCCGCGTCCTCGTTGGCCACGGTGACGCGGTTCGCGCCCTCGGTGACGGTGAGGCGGTTCGGTATGCCGTCGTAGGTGTCGCCGTAGTCCACGGACGGGAGCAGCAGCGACGCGCTCGTGCTCCCGTCCAGCGTGATTGCCGGGGCGGTCGGTCGCGGCATGACGCGGATGGTGCCGTTGCCCATGACTCGGATCACGTGGCCCCCCGCCTCGCAGACGCGCCACGCCACGCTGAGGGCGCTCTCGCCCTCCTCCGGCACGACGTGGCCCGCCAGCGGGAAGCCCGCGCCCACGACCTCCACGGGCGCGACGCAGTTGAGCCGCAGCAGCGCCGCTGCGTAATCCGCGCCGTCGCTGCCAGCGGGGGCGTACTGAGACGGGGACAGCTCCAGCGTCGACGCGGGGTAGAGCACGCTGCGCGCCGTCACGGAGTCGGTGGGCACGCCGTGGTCGAGCGTGCCGCCGCTCCTCACCAGCTCGAGCGTGGCCACGTCCACGCGCTCGGTCGCGCCGTCCTGCTCGGCGAGCATGGCGATGCGGTACCACCCGCGCGGTATTTCGGCGTTCGTGGCCGCGACGGTGCCGCTCTCCATGAGGGCGGCCTTGCCCGTCGCGTCCTTGGTCACGGTGATGGAGTCGATGCCCTCGACGCGCTCGCCGTCGGCCCACGTCTCGGGGTCGACGCGGTAGACGCGCCACGTGGACGAGTAGCTGCGTTGCCAGTCGAGCATCAGCCGTCACCCTCCTCCACGACGTTGTAGGGCGGCAGCATGTACGCCTCGGTGAGCCTGACCTCCGTCGCGTTGATGCTGACGGCGGCCAGCTCGCGGGTCGGCGTGACGGACTCCACCTGCACGTCGGCCTCGTACGCCGCGCCCGTCGGGGTGCGCACGAACGCCGGGCCGACATGGTGCGCGAGGTCGAGGACGGCGGCGATGGTCTCCGCGTCGGTGAGCCTGAGCACGTCGGTCGAGAGCTTCGCGGTGCGCCTGATGCCCTGGTTGAAGAAGGCATCCGTGCTGCCGTCCAGGTACTCGTGCACGTCCACGTCCTTGGCGTAGCCGTCGCTGATGGCGATGTTGTACGGCAGCTCCACGCTCTGGCCAGCCCAGTCGATGCGGATGGCGGAGCCGCCCAGCTCGTAGGCCACGTCCGCCCACGCCACGTCCCCGTCGGCGGTGCGGCACGCCACGCGGTAGGCGAGCGCCATGCCGTCGCCGTAGGGCGCGTAGCGGTCCGTCGTGGTCACGGAGAGCGGGTACGTCTGGCCGATGAGCTGCGCGCCGTCGCCCGTCAGGCGGTACACGTCGTAGCAGTCCGTCTCCACGCTGCCAGTGGGCGGGGTGAGCGTCAGCGTCGCGGTCTTGGCCACGGGGTCGGCCACGATGGTCGCGCAGCCGTCGGGGTCGGGCGCCTGATGCGCCCACGCCACGGTGGTGTGCACGGTGACGGCCTCGGAGCTGAGGCCCGTCGACGGGTCGGTCGCGCGGACGGTCGCGGTGTAGCTGGCCTTGTCATAGAACGCTCGCCCCTCGGGCAGCGTCACGGTGGCCGCGCCGTCAGCCCACACTGGCGTGACCACGCCAGACCAGACCACGTCCCCGCGCGCCTGCGCGTCCATGCCGTACGGCGTGTCCCCGGCGGCGGTGCCGTCGGCGGTCACGACCACGGTGAGCGCCGCGTTCGCCGCGTCGCACTCGGCGCTGATGGCCATCGGCTGCGCGGTGAGGGTCGCCGCGGTGGTCGCCGTGAGCGTCGGCGCCTCCACGATGGTGACCGTCTTGGGCGCGCTGGTCACCCACGCGCCGCCCATGCTGACCATGACGGAGAGCGTGAGCGCGCCGCCCGTGGCGAGCGACGCGAGCCTGTCGGCCCCGATGGTGCACGTGCCGAGCGCGGTCTTGCCCTGCGCCACGACCGTCCCAGCGGCGTCGAGAACGCACCACGCGTCCTGCGTGGCCCCGCCCTCGTAGGTCCATGTGAGCGTGAGGTCGCTGCCCTCGGCCACGAAGCCGTCGCACGCGAGCGTGACGGACGCTGGAATCTGGGCGGGGGTCACCATGTAGGCTTCCGAGTATGGGCCGTAGGTGGTCGCGTCGGCTCCCTCGTGGTAGCGGCGCGCCTTGACGAAGGTGGTCTGGCCCTCGTCCAGCCCCTTGATGGTGATGGTCGCGGAGTGGGCGTAGGTCGTAGACCCCTGCGTGACAGACCCATCGTCGTAGAGGACGTTGAACGTGTCCGGCTCGTCGGTGGAGCGCCACGTGTCCAACTCGTTCGACCAGCTCAGTTCCGTGCCAGTCGAGCTATCGTCCTGCCAGCCCAGAAGCATGACGGCGCTCTCGCCGTCCGCTCCCGCGTGGCCGTCGAGGATGGTAACCACGTCGCCCGTCGCGCTGTAGGCGGGGCGGTACAGTTCCGTCAGCTCCCGAGGCGCGCTGTAGGCCACGAGCAGGTTGTCTATCACGTCCACGGCGCGCACTCGCAGCCACGAGTGACGGCCAGCCGTGGTAGGCCGCACGTCAGCGACGTTGACCGCGAGCGCGGTGCATGCGCCGTCGTCGGGCGCGCCAACCACGTCCCACTCGCTCGACGCGGCGCTCGCCTCCTCGATGGTGGCGTACTCCACGTCCACGAGCGCCTGAAGCTGCACCTTCGTCACGGGGTGCCGCGTCGTGCGGTTGGTCGAGATGTAGGCCACGACCGTGCCGGTGATGCCCGTGGGGGCGTCGACGTCCGTGATCGTGGGCGCGTTGGGGAAAGCGAGGTGGTACTTTCGCTCGACCCACTCGCTCACGCCAGCGAGACCGCGCGAGCGCGCCCTGCAGGTGCACTCGATGTAGCCCGTGCCGAGCGACTGCAGCGCCGATACGTTGACCGAGAGGGCCTTGGAGGTCGAGGTCGTGAAGTCGTGCTCGCTCTTGAGCCACGTGCGCGTGGTCGTGTTGCGCACGCGCCAGTAGTACTCGGTGTCGTACCTCTCGTAGCGGTCGGTTCCGGGGTTCGTCGTGAGCGTGGTCGAGATGACGCCGCGCTCGGAGTCGACGGAGTACGACGCGACCTTCGGCTTGCGCGGCTTCTCGAACTGGAACGTGGCCGCCGGGATGAGCGGGGACATGCCCTTGGCGTTGCACGCGCGAACCTTGCACGTGGCGTAGTACAGGCGGGTCTTCGTCAGCGGGAAGAAGCTCGCGCGCGTGTAGTGCCTGTTGCCAGCGTCGAAGTTGTTGAGGTTCGCGCTGTTGGCCGTGGCGCTCTCGTTCGTGTTGACCTGTATGCGCTTGGGGTCGCTGCCCGCGATGCCGAGCAGCCACGCGATCTGCAGCTCCGTGGTGCGGTGGTCGGAGTCCTTGGTCAGGGACTGCGGCACCTTCCACGCGGCCTCCATGCGGTAGCCGCTGCCGCGCTTGACGGAGAGCGAAGACACGCCGCCCGTGGGCTTCTTGGTGATGGTCGTGGCCATGCTATATCGCCCCCGTCATGCGCATCATGCGCAGGTCGCGCGTGAGCGTGTTCACAAGCTCCGTCGCGTCGCCCGAGCCGTTGTAGGTCAGATAGACGTTCACGCCGCCAGCGCCGCCCATCCTCGATGCCAGCGCGTCGGCGTAGCGGTCGAGGTATGGCGCATAGGACGGCCAGACGAACTCGCCGCCGCGCTCGCCCACGCCCGCGAAGAGCGTGGGGCTGTCGAAGTAGCCTCCCTTGGCGTACCAGCTCACAGAGAAGCTGGGAAGCGAGCCCTTGCCGCCGATGCCCCACGGGGCCTTGCCGCCGCTCACGCTGAAGTGCGGCAGGTTGATGTGCGGGAGCTGGAGCTTGCAGCCGCTGATGATGGCCTTGATCTTGTTGATGGCCGCCTGAATCAGCGCCTTGGCGGTCTCGATGGGGTTGGTGATGGCCTCCTTGACCGCGTTGAAGACGCTGCGCGCGTTCGCCGCGAACGAGTGGAACCTGTTCGACGCGCCCGTGACGATTGCCTTGATGATGTTGCCCACGACGGTCTTGGCCGTGGTGAGCGCGGTCGTGATGGTGTCCTTCATGCCGTTGAACGCCGTCTGCGCGCCCGTGACCAGCTCGCCGAACTTCTGCGGGACGTAGGTCACGATGGCCGTGGCCACGTCCGTCACGGTGCTTTTGATGCCCTCCCAGACGGCCATGACGGCGTTTCTCGCGTCCTCGTTCGTGGCTATGAACGCGACGATGGCGCCGACGATGGCGGCGATGATTGTGATGGGGCCGCCGAGCGCGGTGCTCACGACGGCGATTAGCCCGGGCAGCGAGCCAATCATGGCCATCGCGGAGCCGACGGTCGTGATGAAGCCCGTCACCGCGCCCACGACGGTCGTGATCACGCTCATGCCAGCGATGCCAGCGACCACGCCAGCTATGACGGGGATGGCTGGCGAGACGAACTCCACGAAGTCGCCGAACGCGTCGGCGACCTGCGAGACGTAGGGCGAGATGGCCTCGAACGCCGTGGACATGGAGTTGATGGCGTCCGTTATGCGCCCGTCCTCGTTCAGGCTGTCGTAGACGCCCTGCATGGTGTTGGTCACGCTCGCGTCGAGCTGGCCCATCGCGCCCTCGAACGTGCTGGTCGAGGTCGCGGCCTGCTGCGCCACGTCGGTCATGCCGAGGTTGGTCACGGCGGCGTTGAACTCCTCCGCCGAAATCTCGCCAGCGGCCATGGCGTCCTTGAAGCTGCCCATGGACTCGTCCCACGCGCCCATCGCCAGAAGCTCGTCCTGGATTGCGCCAGACGCGCCGGGCAGCGCGTTCACGATCTGGTTCCAGTCCTGCGACATGAGCTTGCCGGCGCCGTTCACCTGCGTGATGGCGTTGGCGAGGTAGCCGAACGACGCGCTATCGCCGCCAGCGGCCGCGTTGAGGTTGCCGATGGCCTGAACCAGCGTGTCGAAGTCCGCGGTGCCGTTCGCGGCGAGCTTCGCCGTCGTGTCCATGACCTCGCCGAGGTCGTAGACGGTCTGGTCGGCGTACTCCTTCATGGCGCTGCGGTACGCGTCAATCTGCGAGGTGTCGAAGCCCGCGAACTCCATGGTGCTGCCGAACTTGGCGAGCGCGTCGGACTGCATGATGCCGTCCTCGAAGCGCGCCTTGAACTCGCTGGCGACGCTCGTGGCGAGGTCGGCGATGATGGTGCCGACGGCGACCTTCGCGGCGCTGAATCCGTCGGCGAGCGACTGCGCGCCAGCCTGTCCCGCGCTGTTCATGCCGCCCTGCATGGCGGCCGTGGCGCTCGAAGTAAGGCCCTCGCCTATCTGCGCGCCCGCGCTTGCCCCGGCGGCACGCGCCGCGCCGTCGTCCACCTTCGGCAGGACGTTGATGTAGGCGTTACCCACGCTCTCCGACATGGGCATCACCCCCTCTTCTTGGCTTGGATAGCTCTGCCATCAGCTCGTCAATCGGCAGGAGCCGCGCTGGCAGACTGCGCACCCTGCCCCTGCTCATCCACGACGGCCCTATCGGCTTCGGCTTCGGGCCGCGCCTCTTCGGGTCGCTCATGCCCCACATCAGCCCGTGCAGGGCGTTGGCGATGGCCGCGAGCAGCGTGTCGCGCAGCGTCCAGACGGCATCGGGACTCTCGGCGCGCATGATGCGGCAGTCGGAGGGCATCTGTACGACCAACGCGGCGATGTGGCGAGCAGAGTGCCCACCAGCCATCGCCGCGTCGAGGTCTATGCCGTAGTACTGCTGGAGGTCGGCGCGCAGCTCGTCCTCGTGGATGCGAAGCTCGGTGACGAGCGTCGCTAGTTTTTTGAGACGAGCTGGGCGATGGCGTGGCCCAGGTGCTGCGCCATCTCGTCGCGCGAGGTGCGTCCGCCGCCGCAAAGCTCCACGAAGCGCGCCTTGTCGACGCCCGTGCAAAGCTCCACGACCCTGAACATGTTGCCCAGCTTCTCGTACTGCGAGAGCGGTGCCGCATCGTCAATCGTGACGAGCAGGTCGGCCACGTCCCACGACTCTGCCGCGATGGGGTCGTACTCGACCTGCGTGCCGTTGATGTCAACAGTCGGCATCTTGCATCCCCCTAGTTGAACGCGGTGTACTCGTACAGGGTCACGCCGTTGGTGTCGGCGTTGGCGGTGAAGGACAGCTGGCGGCCGTCGACCTGCGTGCCGTCCAGCGTGACCTCGCCGCGCTCGGTGAGCTGGAACGTGCCGCAGTAGCGGCGCACGATGCCCTCGCGCGGGGTGGTCTCGATGACGATGGCGACAGGCTCGAGCGTGCCGCCGTGGTGCTTGGCGGTGATGGCGCCGTCGGAGCCGACGACCACCATGTCGTCGCCCCACGTCAGCTTGGCCACGTCGGCGTTGCACTGGATGGGTGTGAAGGCGACCGTCTCGGTGTACTCGGTGCGGACGGTGTAGACGTTGGAGCGGCCCTCCCACGCGCGGATGGACTCGGTGCTGGAGTCCTCGGAGATCTGCACGCCCTCCTCGGACGTGAAGCCCAGAAGGACGTAGGCGCTCGCAAGCGCTGTGGTCGCGTCGGTCGGCAGGGCCGTGTCCTTGGGTGCTACGAAGATTGCGCCAGTGGCGGCGGCAGCGCCTACCGTCACCTGCGCGGCGTTCATGGTGGCCATGTGGCCTCCTTACTGTTCTGTTGTTAGTCGGTGAGCTGGCAGGTGGCGTCCAGCGCCATCTGGTAGCGAGGGCAGCGCGTATACTCGTCGTAGAAGCGGTAGGGGCCGCTGTTCACGTCGACGCGCGTCACTCCGGGGGGTCTGGCTCCCGTCACGATCTGCGCGCGCACGGCGTTGGCGAGCCGCTCCGCCGCCTCGTCGGTCGCCGCCCAGCACTGGATGGCGATGGACGGGTGGTCTACCAAGTCGGTGACGGCCCCGCCCGTGCGCTCGACGGTCACGAACTCCGATGGCGGGTCGGCTGGCACGTTGGCGTACGCGTCGTAGCCGAGCGCCAGCAGGTGCGAGACGAACGCCTCGGTCACTGAGTACATGCGCTCACCCCTTCGCCTTGAGCAGGGTGTTGTTCCTGTGGTTGTCGAGCTGCGCGGAGTAGTTGGCGGTGTAGACGATGCCCATGTAGCCGTCGTGGAACATCTGCACGTTGCCCTCGTACTCCGCGGCTGGCCCCGTGACTGCGACGGGCGAGTTCTCGTGCTCGAGCCATCCGTCGCCCCTGCGCGGGGTTCCCGTACCCTTCGCCTTGTAGCCGTGACCGCCCGAGCGCGTGCCGGAACCCATGGCGTTGGCCGTCGAGACGATGCGGTCGGTGGCCTCTTTCAGGGCCTCGCGCGTCTCGTCGGAGCGTGCTGCCGCGCGTTGCAGAGCGGCCATGTCCCACTCGACGCGCGCGCTCGTGCTAGCCATGTGCCACCGCCACGCTCACGTCCATGTGCCATGGGGTCGGGCAGTTGGCATCGAGCAGCGGCTTCGGGTCGCCGACCACGCGGTACGTGCCGCCGTAGGGCGCTGGCAGCTCGACGGAGCATCCGCGCAGGCTCGCGCTGTATCCCTTCGGGAACCGCAGCGTGAGGGCGAGCGTGACGCCGTCTTGGCGCGCGGCCTCCATGTCCTGCGGGTTCGGGCTGTCCACGAGCACGTTGCGCACAGGCTCGCGCACAGGCTCCCCGTAGGTGACGTTGTTGAGACGGTCGCGCCCCGTCGGGTTGGGCCGCAGGACCGTCACGTCGATGCCCCTAATCATCGGAGCCGCCTATGCGCGGCCTGATGCTGCCGATGTAGCCGCCGCTGATGCCAAGCATGGCCTTCTCGGTGCCCGTCAGGTACAGGTCGCCGGACGGGTTCGAATAGCTCATGCTCTGCGAGTAGGAGCCAGCGGTCATGGTCTGCTGCGACACGCCGTACATGTCGGACTCCGACGCGGACAGCGCGCGGTTGACCATGGAGCACGAGACGGCCTTGGCCGCTGCCATGCGCGTCTCGTCCCCGGTGTCAATGGATGCCATGCAGTCGATGAGCACCGCGGCATCGTCCAGCAGCACGGATGCCTGCTCCTGCTGCTCGTCCGTCAGCTCGCCGTAGCGCGCCTCGAGGTCTTCGACGGTCGCGTAGGCCATGCCGCCACCTCCCTATTCGGTTGCCTTGGTCTTCCTTGGTGCCGCCTTGCGCGGCTTCTTCTGAGGCTCGGGCTTGAAGCCCTTGGACTTCAGGAACTCGACGGCCTCGCCCTGCGCCTCCACGGGCAGTCCCGTGATGGGGTTGACGAGCCTCATGATTAGGAGGCCGCGTCGGTCAGCTTGACGAACGCGGCGGCGTTCTTGACCACGAAGCCGACCTCGGCCTCGCAGCGGAGCGCGAACATGTTGCGCTGCCAGAGGTTGACCTGCTCGGTGCCGGTGTTGATGGTGGCCTCCTCGGAGATGGAGACGTTGATGCCGTCAACGATGCCGTAGCGGGCCTGAGTCCAGTCGCCAGCGAAGCCCACGACGTTCGGGGTGCCAGCCTTGTACACGTGGTCGGACTCAACGACCTGAGCGCCGAGCAGACGGCCGATGGCGCTGTCATCGTTGATGGAGTCGATGAGCAGCGGGCGGCCAGCCTGGTCGGTTGCGCCGAGAAGGATGCCCTCGCCCTGCGGGGAGACGGCCCAGCCGTTGACACGACCGACGGTGCCGACGGTGGTGAACGCGGTGACCAGCTTGCCGTAGGTGCCGGTGCCGCCGATGGCGACGGCGGTGGAGGCGGTCAGCACGTCGAAGCCGGTGCCGGGTGCGGTGCCGCCGAACACGGTGGCGTCGAACTTCGCGCCGATGGCGGCGGGCAGGCGGCGGGCCAGCTCGCGGTACAGGGCGGGCAGGTCGCGGCGGAACTCGTTGGAGAACAGCTCGATGACGGCGATCTTGTACGGGGTCATGACCTTGGTGCCGAAGGTGGAGTTGCTGACGGGCTTCTCCGCGGTCTCGGCCACGAAGTCGGCCACGGGGTCGCCGGTGACGATGGGGATGGAGATGCCGCTACCGGGCAGGTTCACGCGCTGGGCGAGCTGCATGACGGCAGACTCCTTGACGGCGTTGGCCCAGATCTCGTTGGACTGCTCGGGGGTGAGCGTGATGCCAGTGGTTCCGCGATTGATGTTGACGGAGTTGGTTGCGAGAGCCATGGTGGCTCCTTTCTGTCGCTAGTGACGGAAGAAGGTCTCGGCCATCTCGGCGAACTGGTCAGCCGTGGATGGCTTCGAGGTTTCGCCGCGAACCACGCGACTCGTCGGCGCTGTCGGGGCCGCTGGCACCTTCTGGATGCCCGCGTACTCCTTGGCGAACGCCTCCATGTCCGCGCGGTCGGCGCAATGGAGCAGCAGGCTCGAGGGAACGCCCGTGGACTCGGCAATCTCTGCCGCGTCGGCGTTGCGCTGCGACGCTGCCTTGAGCTGCGCCAGCTCGGCCTCGGCGCTCTCGGCGCGCTTGGCCAGCTTCTCGGCCTCGCTCATGCCCTCCTGCTCGTATGCGTCCCACTTGTCGGCCTTGTCCTTGTTGGCCTTGGCGCGCTCCTCCCACTTGCGGGACTGGGCGACGGCCTCCTTGAACTTGGCCTCCCAGTCGACCTGCTCGGTGCCCTGCGGCTCCTCGGTCGGCTCCTGCGGGACGTTCTCGTTCTCGGCCATGTCGGCCTCCTTTCGCCCGTGCGGGCTAGTCGGTCTGCCCCGTGCGGGGCCGATGCGTATGAAAAAGGCCCCATGCGGGGCCGATTTCGCGGTGTTTGTGCGTTCGCACAATTGGTCAGTGCATGTCTGGGTTCTGCCAGCGCATGACCATCGTTATCTCGTTGAAGGTGCGCCACGGCTCGCTGACTTCGCCAGCCTCGTAGCGCTCGTTGTGGCGCTTGCGCGCGTCCTCGATGCGCTGCACCAGCTCGTCGGGCAGCTCGTCGTTCTCGATGGCCGCGCGCGCGTTGTAGTAGGCATCGTTGCACGCCCTCAGCGTGTCCTCGTAGCCTGCCACGTCGCCGCTGTCGGAGAACGGCAGCACCACGCAGTCGCAATCGTCGTGGAACTTCCTCGACTCGCCGCCCGCGCTCTCGCGGGACAGGTATACCGCCCCGCGGCTCGCCAGCATCACGCAGAACGCGCACGAGGCGCCGACGGTGACCCTCGTCCAGCGGTAGCGGCTGGGCGGGTTGGTGCCGCGCACGATGTTGGCCTCGTAGTCGCGCCTCAGCGCCGCCGACACGGTGTCGCGGGACAGCCCGTGCACGTGTTTCTCGACCACCGCGCCCATGCGCTGGGCCATCTGGTCGGGCGGGGTCTTGCCGTCGTACATGTCGTGGATGGTGCGCTCCATGTCCCATGACAGGGCGCTCTCGTTCGGCTCCACGGTCTGCGCCGGCTCGCCCTCGCCTATCGCCAGCCGTCGGCAGTAGTCGTACCACTGCGCGCCGAGCGTGGACGATGCCATGCCGTACAGGCGCACGAGGTCGCGGCAGAGCTGGCGCAGCTCGTCCGACGCGCTCGACCAGTCGCTGTAGTCGATGGCGGACGCGCGGCGCTCGAACTCCGCGCGCGCCGCCTTTGACAGCTCGCGCGCCATTGACGAGTAGCGCCTTATGTCGCTATACGTCGGCGTTGCCATCGCCGAACACCTGGCTCAGGACGAAGCCGCCAGCATTGCGCTCTATCTCGCTGACGGCCTTGCGCCGCATGTCCTCGGGGAAGCCTATCTGCTCGAAGAACACGTTGGTGCCCGCGAAGCCCGGCACAACGCTCGCGATCTTGACCATCGCGTCGGTCTGGGACACGACGGACGGCATGGCGGGGTTGCGGAAGTCGGCCACGAAGTCCGTGCGCTCGGGCGGCAGCTCGGCGAGCGGTACGTCCAGCTTGGCGGCTATTGCCATGAGGGCGACGTTGCGCAGCGTCTCGCGCGCGGAGTCGTTGAAGTCCTCCGTCTCGATGACCAGCGGCTCGGATGCCGCGTAGATGGCCTCGGCGCTCGCGGGCTGGTCGTGTATCACGCCCAGCTGCGAGATGGGGACGTTGGTCTCCCCCGCGAATCGCGCGGCTAGGGCGCGCATGTAGTCCGTGTGCGGCTGCATGCTGCCCTGCTGAAGCTGGCCGAACTGCGGCAGGTCGCCGTTCGCGTCGCGGCCCACGGCGAAGATGTTGCCGATGTAGGCCTCCCACTTCGTGCGGTGCTCGAACGCGTCGCGGTCTGCGCCCAGCAGGTACTTCTGCGGGGACGTGAAGAACTCCGCGCTTATCTCGGTGCGCAGGGACTCGCGCACGGCGCTGTCGGTGATGCTCATGACGGCGCGCGTGATGCGGGACTGGCCGAACGGCTTGCCCTGCGTCGGTCGGTAGACCAGCGCCTCCATGGTCGGGCGGCCCATCGCGTAGGGCTGCGCCACCCACTCCCAGAAGGAGCGGCCGTCGTTCCAGAGGGAGACGCGGCAGTCCTCGGTGTAGAGGTTCACCGCCGCTGGCATGCCGTCGCGCCAGCCCTCGATTGTCATGCCGTAGGCGATGCGGCCCTTGGCGTCATCCCAGCGGGCCGCCGCGCACTCCGCGCTGTGGAAGTCGATGCGCGGCTCGCCGTCCTCCCCCGCCTCGACGGTGGCGAAGGAGCACGAGTGGATGAGCGTGCCCTGCACCGCCTGACGGTACTTGACGCGCAGGCGCGAGCTGGCCGTGATGCCGTCCAGCATGGCCTGCGTCTCGGGGTCGGTCGCGCTGAAGCCGTCGAAGCGGCTGCGCACGGCCATGGTGTCCACGGCCTTCTGCGGCCAGCCCACGACCGTCTCGACGTTGAGCAGCTGCGGCGGGATTGAGATGCCGAAGTCGTGCAGGACGTTCTTGCCGCTGTAGTAGCGCATGCGAAGCCTGTTGCGCGTGAGCTTCGCGGCCCAGAGCGTGAACAGGTCTTCCAGCATGTATGCCCACTCGCGCGGGAACTCCGCGTCGAACGTTACGGGCATCGGGTACGGTGCGGGCACGCTGGCGACCCTGTGCCACGTGTCGGGCTGCGGCAGGTCGTTGACCTTGCGGCCCCCCTGACCGTTCGGGTAGCTCATAGGAGTCTCGTCGCTCACCAGACCACCGCCTTTCTTCTCGGGTCGCGCTTCGTAGTGACGGCCGCCCACCTTGCGAGGGCAGCGGCCTCTATCAGCGTCGCGTCGGCCTCGTCAGTCGACTGGAACCCCCAGCCGCCGCTGCTGCCGATGCGCCGCTTCCTCGTCCTCGTGGCGCTCGCGTCGAGCGCGGGCTGCCCGTAGTGGGTCACCTGCCGCTCGCGCACGGCGTTGGCCATGCCGCTGCACGCGGCTATCACGTCTGCGGTGCGCGGCCGGATGATGCACTGCTGTGGCACTCCGCGCTCCAGCAGCCTGTCGATGAGCGCCTGAGCGTTGCTCTGGCCGTCCACCACGATCTGCGCGGCATCGCCAGCCACGCCCGAGAGCGTGTCAGCGAACCACGACAGCCCGTGGGACAGGCTGCGCGAGTCCACGACGTAGACGAACGGCACCCTGCCGCCCTCGCCGCGGTGGCACGCGGCCAGCGAGCCTATCGCGCCGTCGGGGCTGAACTTCACGGCGTAGCAGACCACGCCGCCGCGCTCTGGGTGCTCGTCGCGGCACGCGTCCCAGTCGCGGGACTCGATGGGGTGCGTGGCAACGGCAGACTCGGGCCACCATCCCAGGTGCTCGCGTGCGAAGGTGTCCCTGTTCATGGTGCGGGAGTCCTTGAGCAGCGCTGACTCCAGCAGCTCGTAGCCTAGGTTCGGGTTCGCGGCATACCAACGGCTCACGTCCGTCACGTCGCCCACATCCGGCACGCTCCACTCGTGGATGCAAGCGCCGTCGTAGGGGTTGCTGTGCAGCCCGGCACGGATGGTCGAGAACTTCTCGCCCTTGTACGTGCTCGTCGGGTCTGGGACGGTTCCCATGAGGATGGTCTGCGGGGAGCCGTGCGGGGCCGCGGAGTTGAGCGGCGAGAGGGCCGCGTCCTGCGCGTCCGTGTAGCTCTGCGCCTCGTCTATGACCACGAGGTCGAAGGTGCCGCCTCGCCCCATGTCGGAGTTGGAGCCGCGCGTTCGGAACTCGATGTGCGCGCCGTTCTTGAGGTCGAGCACCATCTGGTTCGCGCTCGTCGTGTAGCGGCTCACCATCGCGTTCAGCTCTGGGTAGCGCGCCATGGGGTCGTTGGCCCTGTCCCCGAACTTGGTGCGCAGTCGGTCGAAAGCCTTGCGCGCCGTCTGGAACTCCTGCGCCGTGTGCAGAATCCACTCGCCCCTGTGCACCAGCCCCCACGTCTCGCGCGGGTCGCACACGCCCGTCTTGCCGTTCTGTCGCGGGACGGGCAGCACGCACATGCTGTTGAGCAGGTGGCCTCCGTCATCCAGCGCCAGCCAATCGTCGAGGATGGTGCGCTGCCACTGGTGCGGCGGCAGACCGTAGGCATCGGCGAGCGCGCTGGCAAGCCTGCCCTCGGTGCGCGTATAGCTCGAGCACCACGAGTACGTCGGGGTCTGTGAGCCAACCCTAGGCACTCTCGGCCTCGGCTAGGATGGACGAGAGCGGGGTGTCCGTGCGCTCTGCGCTCTGGCGGTCATCCACCTCGCACGCCTCCATGAGCGGGGCGAGCGACATGGTGATTGCCTTGAGGTCACGGGCACTGTCGGTCTGGTCGAAGGCTTCGGCCAGCCTTACCGCCATTGCACGGCGCGCCCTTGGCCAATCGCCCTCCCCGACCGCTGCTGCGAGGTTGG